CCTACATCCCGAGATAGCGCTACACGTCTCAGATAAGCCCGGTTCGCCGGGCTTGTTTATTGGTGCAATTGCCTTTACAATCTGCAGAACTTATATTAACTAAGGCAGAACCCGATATGCCCCGTCTTTCTCCCCGTTGGTACCAGGCCGAAGCTCTGGACGCCATCATGAACGCCCTGTCCACCGCCACCAATACCAACCCATTGGCGGCCATTGTCACTGGTGGTGGCAAAGCGTTGTTAGCTGCCATGGTTGCGGAGGCCATTGCGCAGAAGTGGCCGGGCAAGCGCGTCATGACATTGGCCCCGTCCATGGAGCTGGTGAAGCAGAACACCGACGAGGCCGTGGGCTACCTGCCATCTGCGCTGGTCTCGCGCATTGGGGTCTACTGCGCGGGGTTGGGCATGAAAGAACGCATGGCGCAGTTGACCATCGGCACGCCGCAGTCAGTAGCCCGCCAGGTGAAACGCTTCGGCAAGATCGATTACGTGCTTGTGGACGAAGCTCACACGTTCAATCCGGCTATGAAGACGGCGCAGAGCATCATCAACGGCCTGCGCGCGGCGAATCCCTTGGTGCAGTTCGTGGGGCTTACGGCTACGCCCTTCGCCATGAAGGGCCTGAAAGTTGTGCCGTTGACCGAGTGGGGACTGTTTGACACCAAAGTCTACGACCTGACCACGGGGCGCAACTACAACCGCCTAGTGCGCGAGGGTTTCATTTCACCCGTGGTGGCCCCGTCCATTCGCTTTCCGCAAGTGGACACCTCCGACGTGAAGACCAAGGGTGGTGACTTCGACGAAGCTAAGCTAGCCGTCGAGGCAATGAAGATCACGCGGGAGAGCATTCGCATAGCACTCGAAAACGCTTCTGATCGCAAGCATTTCATGTGGTTCGCGGTGAACATCGAGCACGCACACATGATCGATGACGCCCTGCGCGAGTTGGGCGAGTCCTCCGTCATCATCCACGGTGAACTTGAAAAGCACGAGCGCGTTCAGGGCGTCGAAGCCTATCTGAAGAAAAAGCACCGGCACATCGTTTCTGTAGCTATGTTGACCACGGGGTTCAACGCTAAGTTCGTGGACTGCATCGTGTGCCTGCGTCCCACTCGATCGCTAGTACTGTGGCGCCAGATCGTGGGCCGTGGCCTGCGCCCCTACCCCGGCAAAGAGAACGTGCTGGTGCTGGACGCTGGCGGTAACTTTGCGCGGCACGGTGCGATCAACGCCGATGTTGACTCGGGTGACTCGCGTAACGGCTTGTGGGAGTGCTCCGACGCAGTGGTTGAATCACCCGTCCGGCGAGCTCCTACGGCGTCGCGCGACGATGTTCCCTTGGTGATCCCGAAGCGCGAGCGGGCTAGTATCCGGTTCCCTATCAACAACCCCGACCAGCCCGAGTTCGATTTGCGCCTGGTGTTGGGGTTGATGGAACCAGACACGCCCGGCTGTAAATACCTGAACGACCCCGAACACCTGACCTGCAGGCAGTGCGGCCGGCCGCGCCAGGGCTTTCTAGCACTGCGCCAACCGCGCGCAGCGAACTCGCGCACCATCGGCGAGGGCGACTCCTACGCCATCCACGACGAGGACGAGGTAACGCGAGCAGACGAAGCCTGCCGCGAGGTGCGTATCTTGCCGGTGCACGACATGCAGGTCCTGCCCGAAGGCAATAGTGCGCTGAACTTCACCTACCACACCGACTTCGGTCCGTACGACCTGAAACTAGACTTCGACCGGGCCCAGGTGGACAACAAGTTCTTTGCGCAGGCCCGTCGCTACTACGAAAAGTCCACGGGGCGCAAAGTGCCAAACGAGCCATATCGCGTGCTATTGATGCGCGAACTATTCCCGAAGCCCTTGGACATCACCCTCACAAAGTACGAAGACGACAGCGTGTTTCTGACTGAGGTGCGCTTCTTGGTTAATGACAAAGTAGAAAGCTTTCGTTATGATCCAAGCTATTAGAAATTAACGAAACCATGACACAAGAACTAATTCTATTCGGCGACTTCGAAGTCCAGAGCAAGACCAACCTGGTGGTTGAGGGGTTGGGCCGCTATCTCGTTGACCCAACGACGAAGGCCTACTGCTTTGCCTTCCGCCTGCCGGGCATGGCCTGTGCGGAACTGTGGGACACCCGAAAGCCACCACCGCGCGCGATCGTGACGCACGTCAAATCTGGCGGATTATTTGTCGCGCACAACGCGCCGTTCGACTACTGGATTTGGAACAAGGTGCTATGCCAACAGTGGCCACAGCTGCCCAAGTTGGTCATGTCGCAGGTGCGCTGCTCTGCAGCCCGGGCGCGCTACAACGGCTTGCCCGGCTCGCTAGAGGGCGCCTGCAACGCACTAGCTCTACCGATTCGCAAAGACGTAGACGGCAAAAAGAACATGTTGGAAATTGCGTTCAACGTGGATTGGACGCCAGACACGCACCCCGAACAGTTCGCCCGGGTGTTTAGCTACGCCGTCACTGATGTAGACGCAATGGTAGGCGTGTGGGAGAACACGAACCCGCTACCGCTGCGCGAGCAAGCCTACTTCGAAATGGACATGCGCATCAATGACCGTGGCTTCGGCGTAGACGTTGAGGCGGCCGAAGCTATGGAAGAATTGAAGGTTCTCGCCGGCGCGCAGCTGGATTACCAGGTCACAGTGCTGACGCAGGGTGGCGTGTTAGCTGTCACCGAAGTGGCGAAGATCAAGGAGTTTGTCGGCCAAATGGATACCGACATTGAGGTGGACGACGCCAGCAAAGAGGCGCTGAAGAAGATCGTAGCGCGCCCCGACATTCCCGACGATCTGCGCCAACTGCTAGAGTTGCGCCTGGACGCGTCACGCGCGCCGAAGAAGTCGGCAGCCATCCTGCGCGCGCACGTGGGCGGGCGGCTGCAACACTCCACCATCTATCACGGCGCGCTGTCCGGCCGATCTACCGCACGCGGTGCCGGTGGCGCACAGACCCTGAACGTAGCGCGGCCACGCCCGGGCAAGTCTGCGGAGCTCTGCGAGCAGTTTCTAGAGGCTGCCCGGCATCGAGACATTGCCTTTCTGTCGAGAGACGGCCACGGGCCCATCCTGGCCGCCCTGGCCGACGCACAGCGCTCATTGTTCAAGGCCACACTACCCGGGCACACACTTATAGGCGCCGACCTGACGGGCATCGAGACGCGCATGGTGCCATGGCTCGCAAATGACGAGCCCATGCTGGTGGAGATTGAAAGCGGCGTGGATGGCTACAAGGTCGAGGCAGCCAACATCTATGACAAACCCTATGCCGAAATCAACAAGGATCAGCGCCAGGTCGGCAAGGTGGTGCGTCTGGCCCTGGGCTTCGGCGGTGGCGTGGGCGCTTTCACGTCCATGGCTGCCAATTACGGCGTGTACGTGGAAGAGCCAGAAGCTGAACGCATTGTGTGGAAGTTCCGTGAGGCGCATCCCGCGCTAGAGCGCTGGTGGGCCGTACTGGAATACGCTGTGCTGATCGCCCTGGACACGCCCGGGCGCGAAGTGCGCGTACCGATAGGGCGGGGATTCTGTACAGAAGCTGTATTCGTGCGCGATGGGCGCGCGTTGCGCATGCACCTGCCCTCGGGGCGATCCATCAGCTACCACAATGCCCGGCTGCACCTGGAGCCGGGCGCCCACACACCAACGGCTATTTACGACAAGCCCGAAGGTTACGTAGAAACCCTGGATCGCAAGATTCTGTCCAATAACATGACGCAGGGCCTTGCACGCGATGACTTTTGGGAGGTGCTGCTAGACGTGGATCAGATCGAAAAGATCGTGCACCACGTCTACGACGAGGCAGTCCTTGAAATTCCGGTAGAACGCGCCGAGTTGCGCCTGGAACAGCTCATTGGCCGTATGAGCATTGCGCCGGCGTGGGCGCCCGGGCTGCCGCTAGCCGCTGCCGGTTACGTAAATTTACGTTGGAAGAAAGATTAACTTGTGTTAAACTTAGCTTTACCTTAACTCAACTATACAAAGGAATCCTATGGACATCGAAAAGACCCTTGCAGAGCGCGGCGCACGCTACGGCGCATTTCCCGCGCACGCTGAGATTGCCCAGCAACTGAAGGACGCTATGCGCCCTACACCCGGCTGGAATCGCCTAGCCGCTGACCAGAAGCAGGCACTGGAAACCATCGCCGACAAGATCGCGCGCATTCTGAACGGCGATCCCGACTACCTCGACAACTGGCACGACATCATCGGTTACACCCGCCTGGTGGAGCAACGTCTGGAAAGTGAACAAGTGCCGCCAACTGCAACCCCTAATCTCGCGTATCCAGATATTGAGCACGATCCGCGTAACTGAAGAAGTGAGTGCGCACTACGCAGTGACGTTACGTTGACCGAATGCGAAACAGGCGTTAAACTAGTGTGCATTTACAGAATGGAGTTATTAACATGACCGCGCAAACCGCTGACTACATGAAATTGCCACTTGAACAGTTCAACGTGCGCGATCTGACTGACGCACTTGGTGTAGCCAAGTCTGCCGAGCTGCTGGGCACCACCCGGCGCGCGGTGTACACCACGCGCAATACCAACTGCCTCGGTATGACCCGCGTAATGCGCCTCATTGAAGCCATTCGCGCCGACGAGGTGAACTGCCGCACCCGACTGGTGTTGGCCCGCAACCTGAAACGCCAACGCGCTGAAGCACTGGCCATCTAACCCTTTCCCTTAACCACCCCTCTGAGACATACAAAATGAACCTCCAATTTAACGACCTGGCCGAGCTGAGCGAATTTATGAGTTTCGTAGGCTTTGTGCGTCAAACTCCCTCACCCATGCAAGCCGCGACCCCGGTAGCTGGCGCCGATTTCTCACTGCCCGCAATCCCTGCGGAGACTACCGACAAACCGGCCGCACCTGCCGCCAATGGCGCAGATACAGCAGCCCCCGAGGAAAAGGGAACTCGCAAGCGCCGCACCAAGGCCGAAATCGAAGCCGACAAGCTGGCGGCGGAAGCCGAGAAAATCGCCACTGAATCGGAAGCTACTGCCGGCGCTACAGACAAATCCGCTGGCGAACACACCACAGACGCGGCGGACGCTGAAGTGGACAGCCCGCCAAAGAAGTCCACCGATCCCGTGGCCTATGTAGCTGCTGCGTTGACCCTGGTGCCGGAAGTCGCCCAGGTCGACCATCTGGTGAAGGCGCGCGCATTCATCGCAAAGCACGGCATGGCTAAGTACACCGAGACGCAGGCACTCGTCGGGCTGGGCGCTAACGTCATGGCCTACACCAAGGCCGATTGCGCGGCCCACGTGGCCGCCATGGACTTCGTTCTGCAAAGCTAAGCCATGCTCGTCCTGCTCGTGTGCATCATGGCCCTAATGGCCTCCGTCTACCTGTTCAGCGCCGTTTGGCGCGCTACAGAGTCCGTCGTGCAGGACGTGGCAAGTGTCACAGTCCGTTCGTGGCGTCTGTTCGCCTGGCTGGTGCACCAGCTAGGCCGTCTTGTGCCCGTAGTGCGCGAAGGTGCGCGACAGGCGCACAAATTTGAGACGTGGGCTGTGCGTCGCCTGCACGCCGCAGTCTTTGTCTATGTCTATCGTTTCAAGCGGTACATGCTCGCGTCAATGATTCGCTCATACCGTCGCCAACAGAGATGCGCAAATCGAGTGCAACGGTAGGTAAAGATTTATACAGGAAGGGGCTCTCGGTGCGATACTAAGAGCCCTTTTCTTTTGTAACGAAAGT